CTCATCATCCCAGACAGTAACAGAGTTCACAAACAGGTCTATCAGAACTCTCTTGAAGTCCTCATCTTCAATGTCACCTTCCTTGAACTGTTCCAGCCAGAAGATAACCTGCTCTTTATCAAGGAAGATCACTCCACGTTCTTCATTGCGTATCTCAGCTTCAATAGCTTTCTTGTCCTTTTCCAGTTCGGCTATACGCTTGACCAATGTATCCGGGGCAAGACCTGACTCAATGGCTTTGAGAAGATTGTTCAAGGATACCTGGGTTTCATGCAGTCTGCCTTTGAGAGAAACTATATCTGTGGAACTCTCTACGTCTGCCTTGTTTGTGTTGACAGCGATAGTGGCAATTTCCTCTATTCTCTCATCTGTGAGTAAAGACAGTGCATCCCTGGCTACTACCCCCTCAATGAAGTCTGCCCTCATATTTTTCTTGTTACAGTCCTTGGTCATATTCTTTCTGCCATTGCAGGAATAATAAGTATAACCTTGGGTATTGCTGTTACCGTTCATCTTGCTTCCACAATGCCCACAAAACAATTTGCCTGAGAGTAAATATACCCTTTTAGCCTTGAATGTTCCGGGTGGGGTTTTGTAATTGGCAGCAAGCCTTTCTTGCACTCTGTTCCAGGTATCCATGTCAATGATAGCTGGTATAACATTCTCGGCACGGTATTCATGGAACTGGTACACACCTATATACTTCTCGTTGCGTAAAATCTTGGAGAAGGAACTTTTGCCAAACCTTGTACCTTTGGAAGATTTGTACCCCTTTGCATTAAACACCCTGCATATATCAGCAATCGTATGACCTTCTGCAAACATGGCAAAGGCTTCTCTTACAATAGGAGCAGTGGTTTCATCAATAACCAATTTTTTGTTTTCGGTCTTGTAGCCCAAAGGGATTACACCGCCTATGGAGTTATGTTTATATGCTGACTCACGCAGTCCACGGTTGATCTTCTGGGAGAGTTCAGCACTGTAGAACTCTGCCATACCTTCAAGAACTGACTCTAATATAATACCTTCTGGGTCATCTGATATGTTCTCTGTAGCAGATATAAGCTGTACACCATTCTTTTTCAGCTTGTACTTGTAATTGGCACTGTCATAACGGGAGCGGGAAAATCTGTCCAGCTTATAGACAATGACCGCATCAAAATTATGTTTCTCACTATCTTTGATCATTCGTAAGAAGTTTACACGCTTCTCAATATCCTTGCTGGCAGATGTAGCACGGTCAGCATATATCTCTACAATTCTGATATTGTTTCTCTTACAGAACTCTTTACATACACGGGTCTGCCCTTCAATAGATTGTTCGGTCTGATTTGCACTGGAATATCTAACGTAAAGGCAGGCTGTTTTTATATCCTCATACATGATGCTTCCTCCATTCTTTGAAATCTATTATCCTACACTTATGTTTTCCCCTTTTGCAGTGGCTTTATTCTGTTCTTCAATGCAGATATGTATAATATTGGCTTGACCACGTTTATCAGCACAACGGTAGGCTTCAAGCAATATCTGTTCCATTTCATCTACTCTACTTATCATAGGACGATTTCCTGTTAGAAAGTATTCGATTGGAACATTGAAATACTGAGCAACCTGGTACAGCTTATCAGCCTTAGGCATACTCTTTCCCCACTTGGAGATAGTACCATTTCCAAACCCTAAAGTGGTTTCAATGGCTTTGATTTCAACATTTTTCTCATCTGCAAGGACTTTCACATAGTCATACACGGTCATACAAGAACCTCCCAAAAAATAATTAGAAAATTTTCGATTCCCCTATTGACAATTAGAAAGTTTTCGATTATACTTGGTCTTGTCAACAAGAGTTGTTTACAAAAGGGCATAAAGAATACGCCCCTCCGGGCTATATTTTTCGCCCGTAGAGTTTCCAATGGTTATTGTGTTTCGGCAAAACCATTATAACCTTTGGAGAGTTCTTTGTCAACTTTAGTTTACAAGAAATTCTGCGAAAGGAGGTTAGAAACGTGGAAGAAAGAAATAGTATCCGTGTTCGGCTCAAACAACACAACTTAACCTTTACCTGGCTGATCAATCAGTTGTCTATGCGTGGCATTGTCACTGATAAGACGGAAATGAGTTCCGTTGTTGCGGGTACACGTAAAGGTGATAAAGCAGACACCATCATCCAGACTTCTATTGAAATTCTGGATGACTACGAAAAAGGTTCTGTCCTTGTTGATGGAGCATGAAAACCGTAGAGGACGTAGGTTCCATCTTAATTAAGAAGGTACAAGACTACTTTCAAGATGAAGAACACCGCAAGAAATTTGAACAGTGGTATAAGGAAAAGTACCACAAGGATTATGAATGGAGGAAATGACCATGTGTGAAGAAAACATTTGTGTATTAAGTGCAGGAGAGCGTTTCTCCTACAAGGGTTTTGAGTGGATTTGCCTTGATCATGTTGATGATGGCGTTCTGGCTATTATGGCAAGTACCTGGAACGGTAAGGAATATCCCTTTGATAAAGACGGCAACAATGACTACAGCACTTCCAGTCTGCGCCGTAAGCTGCTGAATGACCTGCTTCCTATTCTGGGCGAAGATAACCTGCTGCCCCATGTGGTTGATCTGGTTGCTGACAATGGTGATACCAGTTATGGCACTGTGACCGATAAGGTCTTTATCCTATCCTGTGATGAGTACCGTAAGTATCGTAAGCACGTTCCCCTTCTCCCGGAGTGGATGTGGACTTGCACCCCTTGGTATATCTCAGAGGATGGCGGCGGTGGCGGCGTGCGTAGCGTGTACACTACGGGCGGTCTGAACAACTACGATGCCTACAACAGCGGTGGCGTTGCCCCGGCTTGTGTATTCTCATCCAAAAATCTTAAATTGCGCCGCCAGGCGCAAATGGTGGAAGCGTGATGACTTCCAATAAAACCATAGGGAACCACTTTGAGGGTGAACTGTGTGACCTTCTGGCAGAAGCAGGATGGTGGGCGCACAATATGGCACAAAACCAGATTGGGCAACCCGCCGATGTAATAGCGGTTCGCAACAACATACCAGTCTTGATTGACTGCAAGGTGTGTGAGAATGACCGCTTCCCCCTGTCCCGTATTGAGAGCAACCAGGAAGGTGCTATGACACTCTGGGAAGTGCAGGGGAATACCTACTGCTACTTTGCTATGAAGTTGTCAGATGGAACTATCTACATGGTAGACTTTGACTCCTTATCACTTCGCAGTTCATTTGGGCAAGGAAGTCTGAACAAGGATGAGATCAGAAAATACTTCCCGACTTTATCTGAGTGGTTGGAGGTGATGAACGATGATGATTGAACTTGGAAGCAGGTTGAAGATCATTGACCCGTCTGAGGAAATCATTACCTGGTGTAAGGACAATCTGGTAATTACCAACCCAGACTATCAGAAGAAAGCCAGGATGCACCTCTGGACAGGCAATACGCCCCGTACACTGGTTTTGTATGAGGTTGAGGGTAATTCCATTACTGTTCCGTTTGGCTGCTTACGGGAACTCCTACCGCTTCTGAGAGGGGATTTGGCAAAGCTGTTCAAGGAACCGTACCGGGTAGACTTTGGAGGGACTGTACCTCTGTATGATTACCAGGAAGAAGCCGTAAACATGATGATCATAAATCAATACGGTATCCTGCGTTCCCCGGCTGGTTCGGGCAAAACCCAGATGGGCATTGCCATTGCAACAGCACTTGGAGTAAGAACCCTCTGGCTGACCCACACCAAAGACCTGCTGAACCAGAGTAAGACCCGTGCGGAACAATACATTGACCCTGACAAGCTGGGGACGATTACCGAAGGACAGGTTAATATCGGTGAGAGCATGACCTTTGCTACTATCCAGACCATGTGCAAAGTGGACTTGGAGCAGTACCGTGACACCTGGGATTGCATCATTGTGGATGAGTGCCACCGGGTAAGCGGAACACCTACGGCGGTTACGCAGTTTAGTAAGGTGCTGAATACTTTAAGGGCAAGACACAAGTTTGGACTGTCTGCCACGGTACATAGATCAGATGGGCTTATCCAGGCTACCTATGCAATGCTGGGACAGGTAGTATATACCGTTCCCGATGAAGCAGTTGCTTCCAGGGTAATGACGGTGAACGTACTCCCAAAGGGAACAGGCGTGAAGCTGAACCCGGTATTTCTCAACAGTGATGGAACTATTAACTACTGCAAGATGATCAGTTATCTTACTGAGAATGAAAGCAGGAACAAGCTGATAATGGATGACCTTCTGGCAAACCGTGATCACTACAATCTGATTTTGTCGGAACGGATTGACCATTTGAAGTATCTGTATGAGCAGTTGCCCCCGGTACTGAAAGCACAAGCAGCTATGATTGATGGGAAGATGACCAGCAAAAAGCTGAAAGCCGAAAGAGAACGGGCTATTGAGGATATGAGAACCGGGAAGAAACGGTATCTGTTCGCAAGCTATTCTCTGGCTAAAGAAGGAATGGATATACCCAGACTGGACAGGCTCTACCTGGTAACACCTCAAAAGGACTATGCAGTGATAGTACAGAGCGTAGGGCGTATCGCCCGAACCTTTGACGGCAAGGAACAGCCCATTGCTTATGACTATGTAGATGGTATCCGTTCTCTGCAAAAGTCCTATAAGAAACGCTGCACCCACTACCGCAAGTGTGGCTGTACGATTTTGGAAGGAGAGTGAAGATGAAGTTTATTATTGATAAGCCAATCAGACTGATAGAACTTTTTGCAGGGATTGGAAGTCAAGCAATGGCACTTAGAGATATTGGGGCTGACTTTGAGCATTATAGAGTTGTTGAATTTGATAAGTACCCGGTTGCAAGCTACAACGCCATTCATGGTACTAACTTTCCTACTATGGATATAACCAAAATTCACGGTTCTGATTTGGGCATTACCGATGTTGATAAGTTCACTTACTTACTTACTTGCTCTTTTCCTTGTCAGGACTTGTCAGTGGCAGGAAAAGGTAAAGGCATGACTAAAGGCAGTGGAACACGTTCTGGTTTGCTGTGGGAGGTAGAACGGTTACTTAATGAAACCGAAAATCTTCCTCAGGTCTTGGTTATGGAAAATGTACCACAAGTTCACTCCAAAAAGAATATGCCTGATTTTCAAAGCTGGCTGGACTATCTTAAATCCAGAGGTTACAAAACATTTTGGCAGGATTTGAACGCTATGAATTATGAGGTGGCTCAGTCAAGAAATCGTTGTATTGCAGTCAGTATTTTGGGTGATTATGACTTTGAGTTTCCTACCCCCATTCCTCTCAAAAGAGTAATGCGGGATTATCTCGAAGATGAAGTAGATGAAAAGTATTACCTCACAAGTGATAAAGCCAAAGACCTGATCGACAAACTCATTCTTAACGGAAAAATCACTATTGGGGGGGGACAGTCTGAAAGACAGAGTGTCATTCTCTACAACATGGGAAGTTCCGATGCTGAACGAAAACCAGATGCAAAATCCACGGATGTATCACCAACCCTCCTGTCAAGAGATTATAAAGGACTCTCCAACTATGCAAGCAGCGGAGTTATTGAGTGTTCAAGAGTTAGGATACATAGAGAAAGGGACGGGAAAACACCAGAGTAATACGGTCTACGGTTCGGATGAACTCTCTCCGACTATAACAGCCGTATCTTGGAAAGAACCGTTGAAGGTGATTGAATGTCAGAAATTAACATAATAGGCTGCATGGATAATACCCAAGACCATACGTTTGAAAGCGCAAACCGTGTCTACGGTGTGAATGGGTTAAGTCCAACCATTCCTACCTGTGCAGGGGGGGGAATACAGCCAAAAATCATGGAGGTGATTAAATTGGATGATGCCGTTGCGTTGCGTATGGTGAGAACGGAAGAAGGAAAGAGGTTGCGAAAAGCCTATGAGTCCCATGAAATTCATCATGGATTTAATGAACATAGAGAACCAGAACCCAGGACAGACGGAGTATCAAATACAATAACAACTGTCCAAAAGGATAACTACCTTTTAGAAGTCAAGCAAAATACTCAGCGTGGATATGTTGAATGTGAAATAGGGGGGGGTAGCAGACTTAAATTACCCAAACTCCAAAACCCGCAGAGGACGGGTGATAGAGAACGGAAAGATTTGTCCAACTCTGATGACGGGGAGTATCCCTAGTGTGCTTGAAAAGTTCATTTATGAGGTTGATGGGGAAATTTATTTAATTCGTATTCGTAAATTAACTCCCCGTGAATGTTGGAGATTGATGGGATTTTCAGATGATGACTTTGACAAAGCTGCTTCTGTCAATAGCAACACCCAACTGTACAAGCAAGCTGGAAACAGCATTGTAAAACAAGTTCTCATGCAGGTATTTTCTCAAATGTTACCTTCTGATAACCGTATCAAGGCATTGAAGAAGCGTTCTTTGAGCCTGCTGGACTTACTATAAAACATTTAAGGAGGTAGCAAAATGTGGTAGATCAGCTTTACATATTCGACTGTGAGGTATTTGCCCATGACTGGCTTTTTGTTTTCAAGGAAGTAGCAACCGGGCAATACACCATCATTCACAATGATAACGATGCTGTACTGGCTTTCATGGAGCGTGACCCGTTCCTGGGTGGGTTCAACAACAAACATTACGATAACCATATTTTGAAAGCGGTGATGATTGGTTGTGACCCCGAACAGGTTAAGCAGGTCAATGACATGATCATTGTGGAAGAAATCAATGGGTGGGATATTCCCATGCTGAGAGAGTACCGTGTTTATTTTGACAGCTTTGACCTTATGGATGACTGCCAGGATGGAACTTCTCTTAAAGGTATTGAAGCCCATTTGGGCATACCCATTGAAGAAACTCAGGTAGACTTCAACATTGACCGTAGACTCACTGATAAGGAATTGGCAGATACAATTTACTACTGCAAGTATGATGTGGATGCTACAGAAATCCTATTCAAATTACGGAAAACCTACCTGGACAACAAAGTGACTCTGGGTCTATCCAGGGGACTTACTGAGAGGAAAGCAATGTATATGACCAACGCAAAGCTGACCTCTGTGTACCTTAAAGCTGAGAAACCTGCAAAGCCCTGGACGGACGAGCGGGAGTATCAGTACCCGGACAAACTGCTGAAACAGTACATACCACAAGAGGTGTTCGACTTCTTTAACAGAATGTATGACCCCTCACTGGACAACTACGATGTATTCAGCAGCAGTCTTAACATTATGGTTGGTGATTGTCCTTGCACTATCGCCTATGGTGGTATCCACGGTGCAATTCCAACCTACGTTGAAGAAGAAACCCCAACACGTTCTATCAGAAATAAGGACGTTGCAAGCTACTACCCACACCTTATGACCTTACCTCTCTCAGAGGGCAGACAGTACGGATTTTGCAGTAGGAATATTCCTTCACCGCAGATTTTTATTGATACCTTAGAGGACAGAGTTAAGGCGAAAAAAGCCGGGGACAAAGCTACTGCCAATGCCTTGAAACTGGTACTGAACACCACCTATGGAGCAATGCTTAACGGTAAGGATGGGACAGCGTTCAATGACCTGTATGACCCCCTTATGGGACGGTCAGTTTGTATCACTGGTCAACTGTTTCTGCTGGAACTGTCTGAACACCTTATTGCAGAGTGTCCTTCCTTAAAAATCATCCAACTTAATACAGATGGTATCATGGTTTCTCTGGACAATGTGGACGAACCCCGCTACCAAGAAATTACCCAGGAATGGCAAGATCGTACCGGGTTTGAACTGGAAGAAGATTTCATCCACAAGATTGTTCAAAAGGATGTGAATAACTACTGTGAAATCCCAGTTGGTGATGGAGAGCCGAAGGTTAAAGGTGGTCAGTTAGTTCGTGGAGTTTTGACCAATGGTAAGATTGACTTCACGGCTATGGGATATTCTGATTGGAATAACCTCTCAGGTGGGGCGTTCAATATCAACAACAATGCCGTTGCTACGGCTACTGCAATCAAGCAGTATTTCATTGACGAAACACCACCCGAAGTAACCATTGCAGCAATCACGGACATTAAGATGTTTCAGATCATTGCGAAGGTTGGAGGAAAGTATTCTGGCTGTTACCATGTGCAAGGTGATCAGAAGGTTGAAGTCCAAAAGGTCAATCGTGTGTATGCAGTCAAGGATTTGAGCATGGGAACGGTCTACAAGACCCACGCCATTACAGGCAGGGATGCAAAAGTGGGTGGACTTCCCAAACACTGTGTCATTGACAATAACAACGAACTCAGCATTGATGTTGTTGATCGTACCTGGTACGTCAAGATGGCACAAAAGTATATCAATGATTTCTTGGGCATAAAACCGCCCCGGAAAAATACCAGACGGATTAACTCTTTGAAGAAGAAATCCCTGGAAATATTCAATTAAGGAGGATGACTACAATGGGAGTCAAGAAAATCACCAAGGAGCAGTACGATGAAGCCGTAGATAAGGTTATGATGAGAGAAATCTTTGAACTGGAAGGAAGTTCCAAAATCCTTATCCCTATGGTCGGTATGATCTTCGCTAAGAAGATTTCTAATGAGTTGTTCGGAGAAAGTGAGGAGAACTAATTATGGGATTTACTGAAATTTTGACTATCATCTTCATTCTTTTGAAGGTGTTCAAGGTGGTCACCTGGGCGTGGTGGGTAGTGTTTCTGCCTGAGATTATTGCCCTTGTTATCTATGTGGCTGTCATTGTCTTGCACCTGCTGTGTATTCACAAGACGAATAAGCACATGGACAAGTTCTTTGATGACAAATTTTAAGGAGGAAGAAAGAAATGGCTAATATTTATGAGAACATGAATGTTCGTCAGAAGTTGGCGAAAGCACGTTTGTACTTCTTGAACCAGAAGGTGAAGAAGTCGGGAAAGAATATGCACTTGGAGTTCAAATACTTTGAGTTGGAGGACATTGTACCTCCTGCACTTCGTATCTTTGCCCGTGTGGGCTTGACCACCAACATTAAGTTTGCCGATGATCACGCAACGATGAATGTTTACAACACTGACAGTGATGAGCCGCCTATTCCCTTCACTGTTCCGTATCGTGAAGTCAAGCCGATTATCAGTAATCAGGGTAAGGAAGTGACCAACCCTATGCAGGCACTTGGTTCTTCCATTACTTACCTTCGCCGTTATCTCTGGATGGCTGTTCTGGACATTACCGAACCTGATGACATTGATGCTACTCTGGGAGCAGATGACGGAGAGGTAGAGAACGAGTTTGCAGAAGAAGCCGCTGCTGTGGCTGCACCTGCAAAGAAGGAGAAGAAGCAGAAGCCCCCGGCTACCGCCGCAGATCGTAAGGCTGCCAAGAAGGAACTTACCCAGGCTGACGGTGCTGCTTCTGATGAGCAGATTGCCAAACTGAAAGAAATCTGCAAGGTGCTGATGGACAAGGACGAAGATCAGGAAGAATTTGTCCAGCAGATTGCTCTTAAAACTCAGGGTTTCAGTCAGATTTCCGCTTCCGCTTGTGAGGAACTGATTAAGAACCTGGAAGAAATGGTGGCTGCTTATAATGGCTGATAATGTGAACCACCCTTCTCACTATGAGACTGGAAGGTTTGAGTGCATTGACGTTATGGTAGAAACCCAGGGGAGCGAAGCTACAGCTGACTTCTGTGTGTGCAATGCGCTGAAATACGTTTACCGCCATAAGCGTAAAAACGGTACTGAGGATATTAAGAAAGCGGTCTGGTATCTGAATAAGTACCTTGAATTGATGGAGGAAAATAACCATGAAGTGGAATGATGACAAGACTATCACGATTGACCCGCCGAAACGTCCCAAGAAATGCACGGGAACCCGTTTTGCGGCAATCATGGGGCTGAATAAGTGGACAACCCCGTTTAACGCCTGGTGTGCAATCACCAGAACCTATGAAGAACCCTTTGAGGATACCATTTACACCATTGCTGGTAAGACCATTGAGCCGAAACAGGCTGAGTACATGAAGAATAAATACTTCTGGAAGAAGCTGATCACCCCTACCGATGTGTACGGGGAGGACTACTTCAATAAGACCTGGGGTGACTTCTTCAAGGATGAGCCTATCTTTGGTGGAATGTGGGACTACCTGTTCGTGGATAAGGACGGCAAGCCTACAACCGTTATGGAAATGAAAACCACCAAACGGTCTGAAGACTGGGTAGATGACATTCCTGAGTATTACGCTTTGCAGGCTGCGTTGTACGCTTATCTGCTGGGTGTGGATGATGTGATCATGGTTTGTACTGTCCTGGAGGATAAGGACTATGAGAACCCGGACAAGTTCACTGTGACTCCTGACAATACCTTTGAACGTGCTTTCAAGGTATCGGAGAGATACCCGAAGATGAAGCAGACCATTAAGAAGGTGGAAAAGTGGTGGAAAACCCACGTTGAGGGTGGTGTGTCCCCGGTCTATGATGAAAAGGCTGATGCAGACATTTTGAAGGTTCTGCGTGACAATAACCTGTCCCCAGAAACTGACCTCTCTGCGTTGATTACAGAAGCGGAACAGTTGAAAGCCCACATTGATGAAGTCTCTGCAAGTATCGCTGATGATGAAAAGCGTTACAAGGTGCTGGCTGACCAGATCAAGCAGGCAAGCATTGAGCAGTTCCGTGATGGTGACAAGAGTGTTACCATTGCAGGTGCTAAGTATGATTGGGTTACGTCCCGAACGGTTTCTAAGAAACTGGATGAGGATGCAATGAAAGCTGATGGTGTGTACGATAAGTACAAGACGAAGGAAAGCGTTACGTTCCGCTTTACCCCAAAAGAAAGGAAGGAATAAAGTTCTATGTATATCAATGGTATTTTGTTGGGCGTTCTGGCAACGCTGTTTGTTGAAATGGCAATGACCATCATTGCTATGTGCGGTTTCATTTCCAAGAAGGTAGGAAACAAGAAGCCTGCACACTTTAAGACTACTACCAAAAATTATTAAGGAGGATATTAAAATGGCTAAGATTGGTTTGAGTGAGGGCTTTTCCCTTATTCCCAAGGGTATTCACGTTTTCAAGATCGTTGAGGTCAAGTACAAGGAGGACTTCGGCAAGATGGAAGTGGTTATGCAGATTGCTTCCGGGCAGAAGCACACTGAAAGATTTTCGCTGCTGAACAAGGACGGAGAGCCTAACCAGGGCGGCATGAACGCTTTTAGTTATTTCGCCAAAACTGCCCTTAATGACTTCAACCGGGAAGAAATTGATGATCAGGATTTGGTTGGTTGCTTTATCCGCTGTGATGTGGATTATGAGGAAGTAGAGTCCAACCGTACTCCCGGCAAGATGCTCAAGTTTGTGCGCCTTGGTGACAAGGAGCCTGCTGATGGTTTCGATGAGGAAGAAGCTACCCCTGTCCAGAGCAAGAAGCCTGCTGCTTCCACGGATGACAAGAAGCCCCACTTTGATTTGGGCAGTCTGCTGGGATAACCCCCCATAGTAAGCAACGGAGATTGGGAGATTATATCTCTCAACTCTCCAATGCTTATTTCATACAATGACTTCAAAAATGGATAGGAGAGTGATATAATATGAATGAAAAATCTGATAGGATTTGTCAATTTACTCACCTTATGGGTGAAGTCTTACCTGCAAAAGAGGTCAGATACCTGGTGAGTTACCTTGACGGCATGGGTTTCTTTGATGCACCCGCTTCTACTAAATTCCACGGGAACTACCCCGGCGGTCTGTATGACCATTCCTTTATGGTCACCAAGTCTTTGCTTTCTCTCACCCGCCGTATGGAACTCAGATGGAGCAATCCGTATTCCCCCTACATTGTAGGTATGTTCCATGACCTCTGCAAGTGTGACCAGTACAAGGCTACAGAGGATGGAAAGTATGAGTATGTCAAGAACCTTCCTCTGAATGGACACGGTGACAAGTCGGTTATCCTGGCGCAACAGCTTGTTACGCTGGATGAAGAAGAAATCCTTTGTATTCGCTGGCACATGGGAGCCTATGAAACTGATACTTCCCTTTGGAATAACTATGGTGCTGCTATTGAGAAATACCCCAATGTCCTTTGGACACATACCGCTGATATGATGGCTACCCGCATCTTTGGCGTATGAAGGAGGTAGCCCAATGATTACAGCTATTTTGATGATCGTTATTTTCTTCCTGGGTGTTTTCTTTGGTGTTACCTTATCAGCACTCATGGTTGTGGCAGGAACGGTCAACAAGGATAAGGAATATGAAGATCGACAACCCGAAGAAAAACAGTGAGGGCTACGCTGACCCCACCGCCTACTATGGTACTAAGCCCATTGTCAGACAAGAGAGACAGGATAAGCAGATTGAAAATGCACATAGGCAGTTGATCAATAGTTTTCTGTCTCTGGCAAGTCTGGCAGGCTTTGAGGTGGAAGGGCGTATCGTTCTCAGACACCGCAAAACGGGTAGAATTTTTAAGTAAAGGAGAAACGGAAATGACTGGTGAGGAATATCAAAAGTTGGCAATGAGAACCAACGATAACAACGCAACTCCCCGCCTGCTTGATAAGATTGATATGATCGACTTTTTCAAGCAAGCCAAAGCGGGTAGACCCAGTGAGAACTATGATCTGGGTGGTATCTTTAACGGCTGTCTGGGACTGTCTGGTGAAGTCGGAGAGTTCAATGACATGATCAAAAAGTGGGTATTCCACGAAAAGGAATTGGACGTAGACCACGCTAAAAAAGAAATGGGTGATGTGCTGTGGTACATTGCTATGATCTGCCATTCCTTCGGATGGAGTATGGATGAGATTATGCAGATGAACATTGACAAACTGAAAGCACGTTACCCGGAAGGATTTGATGTGAACCTGTCTGCAAACCGCAAGGCAGGTGATATTTAATGAACTATCACGATATAACCCACGATGACATGAAAAACGGTGATGGATTAAGAGTAGTCCTTTGGGTGGCTGGGTGCAACCACCACTGCAAAGGCTGTCAGAACCCCGTCACGTGGAACCCAGAGGACGGTAAGCCGTTTGGAACGGATGAACAGGTAGAAATATCCACCGAACTGCAAAAGCCCCATATAAGCGGTCTTACGCTGTCTGGTGGTGACCCATTCCACCCGGCAAATCGTCTGACCTGCACAAGTCTGTGTGCCTGGGTTAAAGCCACACACCCGGAAAAAACCATCTGGTGCTATACCGGGTATACATGGGAAGAAGTCAATGATCTTCCCATTATGGAATATCTGGACGTTCTGGTAGAGGGTGAGTTTGTGGAAGCCTTGAAAGATACCAACTATCATTGGGCTGGCTCCACTAACCAGAGGGTCATTGATGTTCAAAAATCGTTGAAGGAAGGAGTGATTGTACCCCATGAAAGTTATTAAGAAAGATGGGACGGTAGAAAATTTTGACGGTCAAAAAATCGTGAACGCCGTAAGTAAATCTGCTGCCCGTGTAATGATCAAGCTGGACGATACTCAGTACCATGAAATTGTCTCAGAGGTTATGGGCATCGTGGCTGATACGTACCCGGTAGAAATCCCAGTTACGGAAATGCACAACATTGTGGAGCAGGTACTTGATGGGTTTGACCCGAAGATTGCAAAGTCCTATAGAGATTATCGCAACTACAAAAAGGACTTTGTACATTTGATGGATAAAGTCTATGTAGCAAGTCAGTCTATCCGCTTTATCGGAGATAAAGAAAACGCAAATACTGACTCTGCCCTGGTAGCAACCAAACGCTGCCTGATTTTCAATGAACTGAATAAGAGACTGTATCGCAAGTTCTTTATGACCAATGACGAGTTGCAGGCTTGCAAGGACGGATATATTTATATCCATGATCAATCTGCAAGGCTGGATACAATGAATTGCTGCCTGTGTGATGTAGGAGCCGTGATGAAGGGTGGCTTTGAAATGGGCAACGTCTGGTACAACGAACCGAAGTCCCTTGACACTGCCTTTGATGTGCTGGGAGATATTATCCTGGCTACTGCTTCTCAGCAGTATGGTGGTTTTACCGTGCCTGAGGTAGATAAAATCCTTGCCCCTTATGCCAGAAAGTCCTACGCAAAATATGTGGCAGAGTATCACAAGGTCAAGTATGACCGTGATATATCTGGGGAACTGATTGCAGATCACTACATTGAAGCTGATGAATGGGCTACTGCGAAGGTAGAGAGGGACTTTGAGCAGGGTTTCCAAGGCATTGAAATGAAGCTGAATACCGTGGGAAGTTCCCGTGGTGACTATCCTTTCATCACTATGACCTTTGGACTGGCTACTGATGACTTCGGCAAGATGGCAAGCAAAACCTTCCTGAGAGTCCACATGAAGGGTCAGGGCAAGCCGGGTAACAAGAAGCCCGTTCTTTTCCCTAAGTTGGTTTTCCTCTACGATGAGAACCTCCACGGAGAGGGCTGTATCAATGAGGATGTATTTGAAGCAGGCATTGACTGTTCCTGCAAGACCATGTATCCCGACTGGCTGTCTCTCACGGGTGAGGGATATGTAGCTGATATGTACAAGAGATACAGGAAGGTAGTTTCTCCTATGGGTTGCAGGGCTTTCCTCTCCCCGTGGTATGAGAGGGGCGGCATGGAGCCTGCGGATGAACTGGATGAGCCTGTTTTCGTAGGACGTTTCAATGTAGGTGCTGTCAGTCTGCATCTGCCTATGATCTTGGCGAAAGCCAGACAGGAAAATAGAGACTTCTATGAGGTGCTGGACTACTATCTGGAAATGATCAGAGGAATACATAAACGTACCTATGAATACCTGGGTGAAATGAGAGCCAGTACCAACCCGATTGCCTACTGTGAAGGTGGTTTCTATGGTGGTCACCTCAAACCTACAGACAAGATCAAGCCACTGCTGAAACCTATGACTGCATCCTTTGGCATTACTGCCTTGAATGAGTTGCAGCAGCTTTACAACGGCAAGTCCATTGCAGAAGATGGTCAATTCGCCCTGGAAGTCATGCAGCACATTAACCAAAAGGTTAATGAGTTCAAAAAGGCAGACGGTTGGCTGTATGCAATCTACGGAACCCCGGCAGAAAGCCTTTGCGGGTTACAGATTGAGCAGTTCCGTAAAAAGTACGGAGTGATCGAAAATGTATCTGACCGCCCGTATGTGTCAAACTCTTTCCATTGTCACGTCACTGAGGACTTAACACCGATTGAGAAGCAGGACTTGGAGGGGCGTTTCTGGAACCTTTTCAATGGTGGAAAAATCCAGTATGTACGCTATCCCATTGACTACAACCGGGAAGCTGTCAAAACCCTGGTGAAGCGGGCAATGAAGATGGGCTACTATGAGGGCGTAAACCTCTCCCTTGCCTACTGTGATGACTGCGGACACCAGGAAGTAGAAATGGACGTATGCCCTGTCTGTGGCAGTACCAACTTGACAAAGATTGACCGTATGAACGGTTATTTGTCCTACAGCAGAGTACACGGAGATACCCGCCTTAATGCCGCAAAGATGGCTGAGATTGCAGAAAGGAAGTCTATGTGATGGAATATACGATTTCTAAGGAAAAAGGTAGTAGCCGTTATTATGTCCACCTTGAAGGGGACAAAACCCCTATCCCTGGAACCTATGGAACTAAAAAGCAGGCACTTCACAAGGCTGCGTTCTTCAATGGTATGGGATACAAGGAGTATATGAAAGTCAGGAAGCAGAATGAAAGCGATTGCTGATGTGATATTAAGTATTATCGTGGTAAGCTGCCCTATCATCTGGGTGGTATCGCTGGCAAGATGGGACGGGAAATGCCCTTGTGATAAGAGCAAGTGTAATGAATGTTTCTTCCCCTGCTGTAACCACGATGAGGAAAGGAATAACCATGATTGAGATTGACAATACCTATATTTATGGATGGGAAAGTGCTATCCGTGGTATGAGAAACCCGATGAACTCCTGGGATAAGAGCGATACCGTATTTATCCCTTTGAACCGCTGTGCGTATGAGAGTATGTTTGAACTTGCACAACTGTGTGGAGGTTTTGCCCCTGTCATCAACAGTAATGATCTTGACCTGATGAAAC